ATAAACACCTAATTAGAGAACTTTGTCACTATATAGGACTGAACAGAAAGACAGAGTATCTGTGTACCTGATAACCATTCTCCTTATGATAAACACTACTCTCTGTTCTCAATTCAGAGTCTATATAGAGACAAAGTTCTCTAATTAGGTGTTTATTATATGAATGATGATTGTTCTCAAAGCGGTGATGTTAAACCTAAAAGGGGCCGTCCAACTAAAGCTTCTATTGCTGCTAAGAAGAAAGGCAATAGGAATAGTGTTGGAAGACCTAAAGGGGATGCAGCAAGAATCAACGAGCTTAAGGCTAGGTTGTTAGCCACGAGTGGTGATAAGGTTATTAATAAGGTTATAGCTATCGCGTTAGAAGATGGTCATCCTGTTCAATCAGCAGCTCTTAAGATGTGTATGGATCGTGTGTTACCTGTTTCTTATTTTGATAAAAAGAATGAGAGTGGAGGAAGGAATGCTGTGTCAATCACTATTACGGGTGTTGGCGGTACTACTATTATTGGGGGCGATGATGCCCTTGAAGGGGAATGCAGTGATATTACATGAAGACGATGCAGTTAACCATGTAGCAGGAATGCTAGGACGAGACTTAACTCCTATGGAGGAGAGGGTTGTTCGTCTTGAAGGGTTTGCAACTGAAGTCTATGAAGATGACTCAGAGGACAAAGTACCTACTATAGGTGTTGGACAAACAGGAGAGTGGATGGATAAAAGTTTTCCTGAAGCTTTAGAACATCATGTGGATCGTACTCGAAATATGATTCCTGATTTTGACAATCTTTCTCCTGAACTACAGATTGAATTGGTACAAGCTACTTATCGTGGAGATCTTGGACAAGGTATAGATACACGAGCACTTATAAATGCAGGAGACTTTACAGGTGCTGCTGCAGAATTTCTTGATAATGATAACTATCGTGACGCAGATACTAGCCAGCAGATACAAGATAGAATGTACGCAGTAAATCAGGCTCTATTACGAGAAGGCCCATATGGTCAATACGATCCATCGTTTGAGATGTTAGATAGTTACATAGCCCAGAAGGGCGATGATCCTTATAGTATTGCCAAAGCTCACGGACTATCTAGCATAGATGAATTAGCCAACATTAACTTAGATGTAAAAGATGAGTTAAATAAAGGTAATGTAGCAGAAGGTCAACGTCTTAATGTTAGGTACGCCTCAGTACTATGACAGATCTTAATGTTGCGTTCCTAGATTGGCAAAGAGAAGTGTATGAAGATCCTGTTCGATTCAAAGTAGTTGCAGCAGGTAGACGTTGTGGTAAGAGTAGACTTGCAGCGTGGGCCTTAATTATAGAAGGACTGCAGACAACTAAAGGACAAGTGTTTTATGTTGCCCCTACTCAGGGACAGGCACGAGACATCATGTGGGAAACTCTTATGGAGCTAGGCCACAGTGTTATTAAAAGCAGTCATATTAATAATCTTCAAATAAAATTAATAAATGGTACTACGATTGCACTTAAGGGTGCAGATAGACCAGAGACAATGCGTGGTGTTAGCTTAAAGTTTCTTGTTATGGACGAGTATGCTGACATGAAGCCCGAAGTGTGGGAGCAGATACTACGACCAGCACTAGCTGACCAAAAGGGTAAGGCTATCTTTATAGGTACTCCTATGGGACGTAACCATTTCTATGATTTGTATAGACATGGACAAGGTGATGATCCTACTTTTGCAAGCTGGCACTTTACTTCTTACGATAACGACCTACTAGACCCTGAAGAGATAGAAGCTGCTAAAGGAAGTATGTCATCCTTTGCATTCCGTCAAGAGTTCCTAGCTAGCTTTGAAGCTGCTGGTGGAGCTGTCTTTAGTGAGGACTGGATTGAGTTTGAGACAGAAGAACCTGACGAAGGAGACTACTATATCTCTGTTGACCTTGCAGGTTTCGCTGACATAGAGAAAGCAACTACGTCTAAACAAAAGAAACTAGATACAACTTCTATATCTGTTGTTAAATGTGGCCCTGATGGTTGGTGGGTTGATAATATAATCTATGGTCGATGGGATGTTAAGAAGACAGCGGATAAAATCTTCCAAGCTGTACGAGACTATCAACCTATTGCTATAGGTGTGGAGAAAGGAGCACTGAAGAATGCAGTACACCCTTATCTATTAGATAAAATGAAGCAAGAACAGTTCTTCTTTCGAGTCGAGGAACTAACTCATGGTAATAAACGGAAAACTGACCGAATTATCTGGGCTTTACAAGGACGATTCGAGCATGGACAAATAACTTTAAACGAAGGAAAGTGGAATACAGAGTTTTTAGACCAGTTATTCCAGTTCCCTAATCACTTAGTACACGATGACTTAGTAGATTCACTTGCATACATTGACCAGTTAGCTAAGGTTAGTTATGCATATGACTATGAGGAAGACGAGTACGAATTTATGGATGCTATCGCAGGATATTAATTATGTCAGATGAAAATGAACTACTACTTGAAGAGTCTGCACAAGAATGGATCATGGAAAAGTGTGATGGTTGGCGTGACCATTTTGAATCTAACTATGTAGAACGCTTTGACGAGTACAATCGCCTATGGCGTGGTATATGGTCAGGAGAGGACTCCCTACGTACTAGTGAACGATCCCGTATAATCAGTCCTGCTCTGCAACAAGCTGTTGAAAGCAGTGTTGCTGAAGTAGAAGAGGCTACCTTTGGTCGTGGTCAATTCTTTGACATTCGTGATGACATGGATGACAAGGAACGTGCAGATGTTGAGTACCTAAAGAATGCTCTTAGTGAAGAGTTTTCCCTTAACAAGACACGACAAGCTATTTCTGAATGTATTGTAAACTCTGCTGTATTCGGTACAGGTATTGGAGAGGTTGTTGTACAAGAGAAGACCCGAAGAGTTCCTTCTACACAGCAAGCTATGGATGGTCAGGTAGCTACCTATGGTGTTATGGAAACTAAAGAAGTTTCATGTACTATTCGTCCTGTCCTACCACAGAACTTCTTAATAGACCCAGTAGCTTCCTCTATTGACGAGGCATTAGGCTGTGCTATTGACGAGTATGTTCCGATACATCAGGTACAACAGTTAATAGAAGAAGGTGTATATGAAGATGTTGATATTGATCCATCCTCTACGTATTCCTTCCTAGAAGCTAACGATGATATTACTGATTATGATGAAGATCGTATTCGTTTAACTAAGTATTATGGTTTAATTCCTCGTTCAATGTTAGAGAGCTATCTGTACTCAGAAGATGAAGAAGTTATTTCCCTATCTGAAACAGCTACAGACAATGGTTCTGACTATGTTGAAGTAGTTGCAGTTATTGCGCCTCAAACACAAGGTTACC